GCCTTGAATCACTACATTTGACCGGGCGCTAGCTCCGGTTACTTTGGAAACGCTTATGGCGTTTGACCCAGCTGCAAATACGGAACTACTACCCACAGAAATAGCACCGGGTATCGTCACAGTATCCGCAGCAGAGTCACCTAGGGTGGTGTTGCCTGTGACTGTTAGGTTGCCCGTTACCGTCCCGTTACCAGTGCCGCTAAAGCCGTTGATGACTGGGGTTGTCAGGGTTTTGTTGGTCAGCGTAGCTGTTGCCGCACGCTCTGTCGCGTTGCTGGTGTTGTCCACGTTCCCAAGGCCTACTTGAGACTTGGTTACGCTGTGGGGGTTGGCAGTGTCCACTGTATGGGCCGCTAGTTCGGAATCAGAAGCCAACGCATTCAAACCCCCAGCAGTCAGCCGCATGGAGATCAGGTCGCCAGCAACATAGGTCTGTGGGGTAGTCCCTTCAGCGCCACGCTCAACACGTATGCGGCACTCGCCAACGGAAACGTAGCCAACCTCGTTGACCCCAAGCACTTTGAGGATCTCAATCGCAGACTCGATAGAGCCAGAGCGCTTATAGGAGGTCAGGATGTACCAGTCACCACCGGAGAGCGTGCCAAGGATGGCGCTGGCCGCATCGCTGATCTGCAATATGCCGATGCCGATGGTGTTCTCAAGCCCAACGTGAGTCGATGCCGTTACAGGCCCGATAAAGGCCCAGTCAAAGTTGTTTTTCCAGATCTGAGCGGCCATTTAAATCTCCCGTACTTTGACGATCAGCTCGGCTTCTTTGACCCGCAGTGGGGCGCTAGAGGTGAGGCCGGTGTCGGTTGTGGTTGCCTTGATGGTGAGCTTGTAGTCAGTGGCAGAAACGCCGCCTGCGTACACCCATACCTTCACGATGCGTTTGGTTGGGTCAATCGCCGTGGTGTTTGGCGTCGGCATTGCTGGCTCAGAAGTTACGGTCGCCCAGGTGATCATGTCGCCTTCAGGAAACCACTCGCCAAAATCAATGTCGAAGTCCTGAACATCATTTGGCTGATGCTTGACCTTTGCTACGATTGCCATTTAGTTCACCACCGTGAAAATATGCGGTTCAGGTTGAACCAGGAACTTGCGGTAATCCGGTGCGTACTCATCCCAGGGGATTTGCCGGTTAACGTCATCATGAATAAAGGCTTCAGCCCGGGCTACGCCACTTACTGATGCGCGGGTTAACACCCGAACCTTAATGGCCGCACTGGCGCTGGCCGTCCCGCTAAAGATCAGCCTGGAGTTGCGCTTGCCACCGCTGGATGTCAGTGTTGCACGCGCCACCGAATTGACAGGAGAAAACACATTGGTTTGGGGTTTGCCTTTGGCTGTAATAACCGCAGTGGCTTGCGCGATGTTGTTGATCAACAGATAAATCATCCGCTTGATCGTTGACACCACAGACGCAGATGCTTCAGCCTGGGCGCTTACTGGGCCTCTACGCCACACCCGGCCCTCAGTACCCGCCGCTACCGACTCTCCAGCCACCACAGAGCGCCTCCATACACGCCCGATCACACTGCCCACAGCAGATGCGTAGGCAATGATCTGGATGCGTACAGTAACGTCCCCCAACCACCCGTTAATGGTGGTCCGGTTGAGACTGGAGCCGTTGCTCATTTACAGTAGCGTTTGGGTGAAGTCGCCAGAAGACCCAGCGGTATCGACCACGTAAACATCGTTGACTGCCAGAACCTTTGGCTCGGTCAGCTGGTAGGAATACAGCAGTGTGGAACTCGGGTCGGTTGGGCTTGTGCCCTCAACAATACCAACGTGGGTGATCGTGACAGACGACCCTGTGACCGGGGCAAACTGAACCTGCGTGCTGTTAAAGCACACACCGGAACTAGGCGCAGAAAAAGCGCCAGCTGGTCTGCGTGCGTACCATGTTGCCGTTGCTGAGTTGACCTCAGTACCCGCCGAGAAGGCGTCGGTAGGGTCAGCTGTGAACAAGGCTAAGTATGTTGTGTGGATCGTGGGCCACGCTACGCCGTTGAGGGTTGAATTCAGAATGGCGTTGGCAAGGGTTGTGGAAAAGCCTGACATTGTTTTCTCCTAGAGATCAGTTGGTGCTACTTGGAAGGTGCCACTTCAGCGCTTGAAGCGACTTCGGTAGCGGCGTTGAAAAGACCTAAATAACCAGCTGATAGCTGGGCGTTACCGCCAAACTCAGCATCAACGGCCCAGGCTCTGTGTAGTACCCAGTTAAGCAGTGGTTCCGCCCACTGGTCGGCTACATTGATGTTTCCTGGGACCGTAGCGTAGGTGGCGTCCGATGGGGCCCCCACGGTGGTTGGGTACGCCGTGCAAAACAGGTCCAGTGAGGACGTAGCCAGGGCTGGTGGGTACACGTAATAGCTGCGGGGGAACCGCAGGTCGTACATGAAGTGGGCAATGTCTTTGGCACCGGTGGCCGCCTGCCATTTTGGGTTGATGGAGTCCATCAACGGCATGTCAACCTTACGCAGGGCCTTTCGGCTCTCCGTGTTACCAATGACATCAACCAAAAACGCGGCACCAGCGGGCAGCGTTTGGGCAGGGCCCACAGCCAGCGGGGCTACAAACACCGCGGCGAACGCATCGGGGCGCTTATTCATCAGCACGCGTAGGCCAGCATTAAGGGCGTCAACCAGGTACGTGATGCTCCAACGATCGGAGGTTGGATCCTGGAGCAGCGTTACTGCGTCTTTCAGAAGGGAGCTGGCGCTTATTGTCATATTGGCCTCACGCAAACGCCCGTGGGGATATGCGAACTGTTGACCGAACCCGGCCAAATCCGCCTTCTATGCGGGCCTTCCTGGCCAAGGCCAGCGCCATCAAAGAGTTTCTCTGGCCCTCAGTAGGCTCACTGAAAGCCTGGCCCGGGATACTCTGCAAGATACCCATGGCGCCCGTCACCACAGGGTTAATCCACAGGTGAAAAAGGTCGTCTTCAAGGGAATCAACATCCCTGATTGGGCGCATGGCGGCCTCAACCACGATGCTGTACACCTTGTCAGGGGTGGGGTACAAATTAAGCAGGAATTCCGAGTCGATACGGGTCGTATAGAACGCGTAAGGTTTTTGGTTCGGGGTGCTCAGTGGCACCGCATCATCGACAGGAACTGGCCCAATCAGGACACCGTCCAGCCACACCTTCATTACCCGTGAAATTTGCTGGCTAGGGGGAGCGTCCAACTCATACGAGCCGTCTCCCGCTACCGTACTGAACGCGTCGAGCTTCTGGCGCAGTACCAGTGATTCATCACAAAATTGGATGGCGGAATCCACCAGGGCGCGGGCCGCTAACGGCTCTGGGCAACCGGGCAGATACGGGATGACCCGCGTAAAGAAGTCCGATACAGCTTTCATGGCGTCCCAGTGAAAAGGCCGGGTGTTGGCCCGGCCTTGATTCTACAACAGCTTACGTGCTAACAGCAAGCATCAGCGGATGATACAGACGGCGAGTGACTCAGGTTTCACAACTTTGTACCCGAAAACGTTCAAACTTCTTATGTAATCGCCAAAGTCCGACTGGTTACGCAGGGTCTCCATCTTGGTGATCTGCGAAGCGAACGTGATGGCTGACTTGTGACCCGCCACAATCACACGGCGCTTGTTAGCGTTGGTGGTTGCAGAGACGCTGGTCTCGTCGCCCTTACCAGAGGTCCAGACTGTCGCGTTAGCAGCAGCGTAGGGGAGCTGGTTGGTCACGTAGGTCGTGAAGCGGTCAATCGTGCCGATCTTGCCGTTACGAACCATAGAGGTGCTGTCACCCATGAACTGGGCTTGAGCCAGGTTGGTGTTCATCAACAGCGCACGGGTGGCGGGGTCAATCAACAAGAACCGATCGGACTCAGGCACGTTCTGCTCATCCAGCACAGAGGCCATTTGCAGGATCTTGGTCAACACGTTAGCAGCATCACCTGCGGTTGCATTGATTTGGATCGGGGTACCAGAGATACCGAGGTCGTAAGACGCCGATTTGGCACCAGCGGTTTGACCTTGGTTAGCAGCTGCTGCGTTGAAGATCGTGTTGTACAACACGGTCGAGTCAATCGCAATCTTCATCTGCATACCAGCGTCGGTGCTGAACATGTCCAGCAGATTCGGCTTGGCTTGGTACTCCAGCACGTCATTGATCTGGAACGCAAATGCCTTGGCCTTGTCGATGTTCATTTCCAGAACATCAGGCTGAGGAACTTGGTAGTTCAGACCAGAGCCACCCACTTGGTAATCCGACACCGTGATGGTGGGAGCCGTGTGGATGATGACCTTGTCGCCCATGCCGCTGATCTCGCCTTGCCAGTTGGTATTGGCAATCTCAGCAAACACGGTGGATGCATAAAACTTCGCATTCAGCTTGGCGGACCAGACGCTGGGGATGAAGTTACCGGACGCCGGGACGGCGGTATTAAAGGGTGCGCCAACAGGAAAAACTGCTGCACTGTTACGGGTTACTGCCATGATTTATCTCCTTGAATGGGTGGGGGTTAGGCGACGGTGACGCGATGGAAGTCGCAGCCGTTATTCGTGCCGGTGGCCAAGAACATGGCAGAGCCTTGCGCTGCGATAGTCACAGCGGCGTTCAAAGTGCCAGCAGAGTTGATTGCCGTAATGGTCCCGCCAACAGGTGGATAGACCTTGAGGGTGTTGGTAGCTACCGTGGAGGTAACCACAACGATGGAACCGGCGGGGAGGGCCGGGAGTGCGGCCATGCCGCTAGCGGCCATGGTGCCTACGATGTTCACCATACCAGGCAGAGTCTGGTTGGCGATAGCTGCTGCTTGGGTATCGGTCGTGTTGGTGACCGTGATACCTTTTTCCAAACCGCCGATGGCGGAAACAGGGGACGATACGTTTGCCATTTTGAAGTGCTCCAAATTGGCCGCCCCCCGTGCGTCATATCACCTGATACGACCCTCCGATAGAGCGGCGTTAATCAAAGCCTCAATACGCGCTACTTCAGGCTCGTTGCCCCGGTACCGACCCTTATTCACGTCGTCGTAAAACTTGGTGATCTGGCCCTGTGTAAACACAGGTTTATCAGTGGGAGCAGGAGCTACAGTTGCAGCGCCTCTTGGGCTAACCATTGCATCCAAGGGATCGGCTTTTGGCTTCTCCTGGCGGGGGCCGATAAACGCGTTAAACACTGCTGCTGCCCGATCTGCATCGAGCCGCTCTTGTGCCATATTCAGGGCGTTTTGACGGGGCACGCCATAGACAGGATCAGCCGCAGCCAGCCAGGATAAAAAGTCCTTGTTGGCGTTAACATTCTCCCAGTCCGGGACCTCTTTGGACAGCTTGGCAAAGAAGGCCTGCTCCGCTGTCACAGCAACTGCCTGGGACGTGCCATTGAGCTGCTCTGTCATTGCCGCAATCTTCGTCTCCAACGCCGCCGTTGTCGCCTCAAACGCCCGAGTCGCTTGCCCGATAGAGGCAGAAGCAACACGGTTCACCATGTCCACCAAGTCGCTGCCGAAGTTCTCGACATCCTTGGGGTCGGCAGCTGCTGGGGCCTGCTCCTTGACCACCTCCTTGGCTTTGCTTGCTTCATTCAGACGCGCAATGGCATCCTGCAAGTTAGTCTCAAGGCTGTGCACCCGTCTGTGCAACTCAGGAACTTCTGCGTTGTACTTGCCCTGCAAAACTTTGTAACGAGCCTCGAAAGGATCTTCTTTTGCGGGGGCGGGTGGGGCTTCTGGAGCCGCTTCTGGCGGCTGCTCAGCTTGCAAAGCGGGTTCGGGCGGGGGAGCTGCTGCTGCAAACGCGTCCTCCTGTGGTTCTACGCCTGATTGGGCGTTAGCTGCTGCAAGAGTTGCATCGGCTGCGTCTAGCGCTGCCTGTACCTGATTTGGCAAAGCCATAAATACACACTCCAAGCCGGGTATCCGGTGTTTGGTGGAACATCTGCTTACGTGCTAACACGTTTGCAGGAAAACCTACTGCCGTTTTATAACGTCAGGCGCCTTGTCCAACAGGGCCATCATAGTGTTCAGTAATCCGGTGCGGCCTTGGGCCCTGCGGAGCTGATCAATATCCAGCGACTGT